TCGGTAACGGCCAACCGCATAGCCTCCATGCTGACATCTTTGGGTACACCCAACCGCTTTCTCGTCTCCTCTTTCAGCGCAGTCCATACTCCAGGCTGAAGATATTTTTGCACTTGCCGGGCCATCTTCCTGGCATCCAACCCTCTCGTTACTCCGTCTTCAACAATAACCTTAAGTGCATTTCTGGCTCTCTGGCTTGTGCGCCATACCCGGTCTGATAGTTTTAGTCCATCTGGACCCGTGCGTGCTAAAAGTGCCAACACCGCCCTTTCATTTATTGCTGCGAACATCCACTTGACTTCGGGGGCCTTCCATACTCCTTTTGCCAGACCAATAAACGTCTGCTGTGCTGCATCGGTGGACGCCTTTACGGCAATGTGTATCCCTTTGTTTATAGCCCTGAGCAGATCATCGTTAATTTGCCTCGCTGCTTCATTTAAAATCTTATGCATTTGCTCAAGATGCGAATACCGCAGGGTACCCGGTGTAGTTTTGGATATTTCGTCCGCTATCTGTTTCGCAACCCTTCTGTAAATTTTTTTTATTTCTCCAGCCGTGGCAATTTCGCCTTCATCAAGCCTTTTTCTGGCCCGCTTCATGTATTCGGCAAATTCTTTATTCTTGGCTGCATTCATCCAGTCCTCCGTACGGATGTACTTGCCCATACTTATTCACCTTCTTCGCTGTCAAACAGCGCATCCAGCCCTACCCCGTCTTTTACCCTGCTCAGGAAAGCCATAGACTTTGCTACCCTTCTTCGCTCATCTTCCTGCGCATCTGCTGCTACTAAACCATCCACAAGCGTCTTTATCGTCTGTGCTATACCCTGCTCATCTCTCGGTGTAATCTCGTCCCAGTCAACGGTTACGGCATAAGTGCCCAGCTTCCGCCTTTCTACCTTGGACCACATTGCCAGGTACATCGACACAAGCTCGATATACGGCTCCTCAAACATGGCCCTTTTTCTGCGGATCTTTCGGACCAGCGGAACCATCTGCTCCGACACCGACGCCTTGGAGGATTGAACCGCTGTCCCGAAAGCGAATTCCGGCGTCTCACTGGCATCAACGATATTGAAGAACAGGAATTTGAGCAGTGTCGTGATACCTTCAAGCCCCTGGTCTGCGGTTATAAACTCTATGTCATCCCCCTGCTGCATAAAAAAGATTTCCTTGTTGTCGAATTTGATTTTTCCTCTCTCGATTTCCTCCCTTGAAAAGTTGTCCTCGATAAACTTCTGTACATCCTGGAGCTTCATCTTTACCTTGGGCCTGGAAAACAGCTTGGCACCCTGGACAGAAAACAGCATTACATCATGGTACGCCTTCATAAACGGCTCAATCGGCTCCAAATCGGACGACCCAAACAATTGGTAATCCTCTGCCTCGTTTTTGAAGTGGACAATCGGAATAAATCCCCACGGGTTTTCGTATACCCCTTCTATTCTGCGCCTTATATCATCGGGCGCACTGCCCTCGATTGTTATCTCTCTGGCCGTTGGTGTTATTACCTCAACAACCTGATAGCTGTATCTCAAGCTGCCATCCCTATCTCTGTTTTCTACTGGCGTTTTTATGATGACTTCCATATATGCGCCATTAATGGGATCCGGAATCGGCGTGACCCACTCGGGTGGTATAAGCTGCATGTCAAACACTTCTTGCGTATCAAACCGGCCCTTTGTCCGCACTATCCTGGCAAACACATCCCCGTCACGCAACGTGTTCCTGTTTATACGGATCATCTTGCTGCTCCATTTGTCAAATGTGGTTTCAAGCTCCATGTTTGCTTCTGGGTCCTCATGCTTGAAGTGCGGTACACCCATAAATCCAGTAGTGGTATTAATGACTGGCCTGGCAAATGAAGCGCCCAGCTTGTACCTGTCGTCCGTATTGTAATACAAAGCCCGTGCAAGTCTATAATCCACCCGGCTGGAATCCAGCCTGTACTGTGTGGTCAAAGGACCTGTCACCAGCAGATTAGATATTGTTCTCAAGACTGATATTTCGCCCACTATTTTTGCTATCTGTTTTTGGAAAAAGCCCTTAGCCATAGAAACTTGCCCTCCTAAGTATTTGCTTTATGTCCTCATCAAGCGGTGTGTACTTGTTCAGCTCGATTAGTGCCTGTGTCATCGCATCCACCTGGTCATCATGTGCACCTGTTGGGAAAGCACAACATTCCTCGATAAAGTCGTGAACCCACGGTACTATAGACGGATCCGGTAAGAATACATTCCCCGCTTCTACTTGTGGAGCCACCGCATGAGCTCTAGCCTCCTTGGAACCCTCTGGATTAACAGCCACAAGCCCGCTGATCTCCTTTTTCAGCGTCGCTATAACCGCCGGCCCATTCGCCTTTTCCTCAACCAGCTTTTTGTGCGCCTGCGGCCACTTTGCAGTGAGTGCCCTGACCGCTTGGAGCGTGGTCGGGAAATCCATCCTATCCCTGACCTGGTCGAGCAAATATCTGTTTGCGCCTATCCTCCCCCAGACCTGCCCCACCACAAAACTGCCACTTGCCGTCTCCTTGAAGCTCATATCCCAGCTCTGGATAACCTCATCAAATCGATCCGGCATAACCTTATAGAACTGCCACCATGCCCTCTTGAATATTGCACCTTCCTCCGGTGAAGGCCTCTGCTGATAAAGAGCGTTCCACCAATAGCTGCCTATCGTCTTCTTAATCCGCTCCAATGTCTCTATATCGAATCTCTCCGGCCACAGTGGTTCTCCGGCCTTTCTCCCCAGCACATCATCCTCCTCTGCTATGGCCGGAAAGTTGATTGCCGTCCATTGTTCACCTTCGTTTGAACTCAAAATCCTGCCAACAAGATCGTCATGATGCCAGCGTGTTTGTATAATTATCAGACTTCCATCCGGCTCTAATCGAGTGTATAACGTTGACTGAAACCAATCCCACACCTTATCCCTAATCCGTTTCGAATTCGCTTCTTCTGCGTTTTTGAATGGGTCATCAACAATTATGAGATCCCCACCCTTACCGGTGATGGGACCTCCCGCACCTGCGGTAAACATGCCGCCTCCGTATCTTTCAATTTCCCACCTGTATGCTGCACTACTGTCATCCCGGATCCTAATTCCGAACATTTCCTGACCATGTTCCTCTATGATGTCCCTTACCTTCCGGCCCCAGCTTGCCGCAAAATCGGCCTCATAGCTTGTTAAAATTACCCTTTTGGATGGGTACAGTCCCAAAAACCATGCAGGGAAAAATTGCGACACGAGCATTGATTTGCCGTGTCGCGGTGGGAGCGTAATAATAAGCCGTTTGATTTCACCTCTTACCAGTCGTACCAGCTGCTTTGAGATATAGAGCAGGTGTTTAGCTGGTTCCCATTTCCCTTTCGTCAGGTAGTAAGCCATCGCCGCCGGATTCGTTTTGTACAACTCGCTCAAAAAGCCGGAAGGCAAGCTCCGAGGCTTCCGGGTCCTCGATAATTTTCCTTGCGACGTCATGCTCGATTTTCACCTGCCCTTGCACCTCCTGCTTGACGTCCAGCCGCCGTGCCCACCGTTCCGGGTACCGCCGTTCAAGGAAGGTTGCGATGGCCTGCCAGTTGTCCGGCATGTGCTTCTGCCACATAGCCACCAGCCGAATTTCCGCCTCGTATTCCGCCTTTTTTACGGCCTCGTAAAACTCTCGATATTTTCCACTTTTTGCCTTTTCTCCTTGGACCATCCACCGCCTGAAGGTAGAGTAATCAATTCCAGCATAGGCACAGGCCGCTTCGTAGTAGTTCCCAGCCCGAATGGCATTACAGATTTTCTCTTGTACTTCAGGCGTCAATTTCGACGGCCTACCCATTTTCATCACCACACTTTAACGGCTTTCTGGCCCGTAAACTTCTCCCATCTTGCCAGAATAATATCAACGTATTTAGGTTGCAGTTCCGTGCCGTAGCACACTCTTTTTGTCTTTTCTGCCGCTATGAGAGTGGACCCGGCGCCCATAAACGGATCAAACACTCGATCTTCTCGCAACGTCGTGAGCTTTATAAAAAACTCCGGCAAACCTACAGGGTACATTGCCGGATGATCCCATGTTTCCGTATTGCCTTGAAGACGAATAAGATTTCCAGGCCGTGCTATGCCTTTGATGTACGGCCCCGAAATACCGATATTGCCTGTATTCGTTTTGCTCTTGTTCAACGGAGTTGAAGCCCTCACTCGTGTTGATCGCTCACCTACACTCTTGGGATAAAACCTGATCTTTTGCTGCTTTGAGAAATGAAAGACCCGGCCATATTCGTCCACGAGATTTTCGGTTTCGTCTTCTCCTTCGCCTTCCTCGATCTGCCGTTCGACAAATTCCACATTATCTGTTTTTGCAAACCAGAAAACCGGCTCGAAATCATTTTTGAGCCGGTTTTTCCACCCACCGGGCAACCCCGGTTTTGTCCAAATAAACTCATCAACGAAACGCCACCCGTATTTCTCCACCATTGCAATGACGAGCTTCATCACGTATAAACTTCTCTGTCCATTTTCCACATGCTCTTTTATATTCACGAAGAAGGACCCTGCATCATCGAGGATCGTCCACATCGCATTTGCTACCGCACCAAACCAGTCTGGGTACTCATCTGCCGAAATTCCGCCATACTCATCCTTGCGTTGCTGCGCATATGGTGGTGAAGTCACTATGGTATTCACTTTCTGCCCTTCCAATAGCCGCTCAAGCAGCTCTACGTCGGTACAATCACCACACGCTATCCGATGATTTCCTAACTGCCATATATCACCCGGTTGCGCCCTTTCCGGAATTTCCGGCAGTTTCTTTTCTCTTTGCGTATCCGATTCGTCTAGCTCTGTTAGTAACTGCTCGATCTCTTCCGGACTAAAGCCCGTCAGTTCAATATCGTCAGCATCCAGCTCGGCAAGTAAATCCTTTAACTTCACGTAATCCCAATCACCCTGAATTTTATTCAGGGCTATGTTTAAGGCTTTTTCCTTGTTCTCGGGGAGATCTACCACCGACACTTCTACTTCGGTATAGCCCATTTCCTTTAAAACTTTTAAACGTTGATGCCCATTTATTAATCTGCCAGTTCGCTTATTCCACACTAAAGGTTCAACAAGGTCAAATTCCAAAATCGAACGTTTTAATTTTTCATATTCTGGATCACCTGGTTTCAAGTCTTTACGTGGATTGTAATATGCAGGATCAATTTTTTCTATATCAATTTTGCATATCTCCATAAATCCCACCCCAAAAACTTAAAGCCGTCTCAAAAGACGGCTTCTTACAAACCTATATTCACATTATTCTATACTATCATTATACACTAAATTTGTCCCAAAAAAGTCTTAGACTTTTATCAAGCCTTCTTGTACTGCCAACAGCGCAGTATACAACACTATTTCATTCCGCCAATTATAATACGTGGCCCGCTCTATATATAACTCCCTACAGATATGTTTTTCACCTAACTGGTCGAAATATTTCTTCTGAAGCAGCCGGCCTTTTTCTGTGCCCTCAAAGTGCTGGATAGTCTTTTCTATAATTTTGAGCCATTTCTCTTTTTCGATAATTTCCGGTTTTGTAAGTCGTACTACCTTTAATGCAGTCGGATCCGAGTGGTATGATATACCACCACCATATTCGATTATATCCCTTCCTCCTGATTCAATTATATCCCATTTCTCTTGCTCCAACTCCTGTCTTATTTGAAAATAGTGATATAAATGGTACTCGATCATTCTATAAATTTTTCTATCCAGCACCCCCATATTTCTCCTCCTTTTCGCAGTTCTTGATAAGTTCAATAAACTCACCAATCGGCATTATTACAATCCAGTTTGTTCGATCTCCATCCTCCCTGAAGAAAATATAGTTTGTATGCTTATCCTGATTGAGCCATTTTTGGATTGTTTTTAAACCCGTTTTTCGCCTTTTGACCTCGATTCGTTTACCATTTGCCAGTACTACATCTCCAGCATACTTACTGGATTTAAGTGCACCGCTTAGCGGTACACGTTCCGCCTCTATCCCATATTTTTGAAGCAGCTTGACAACCTCGTTTTCCCCTGCCTTCCCTTTTCTGATGCTCTTTCTGCCCATTTTTAACTCTCCCTATATCATTTGAACATTTCTCTCGCCAATGAGACTGCTAGATGCTCATCATTTCCCC